ACGGGACCGGTCACCGGTACCGAAACGGGACCGGACCCGAAACGGTACCGGTACCGAAACGGGACCGGGGGGTGGTACCGAAACGGGACCGGGGGTGGTACCGAAACGGGACCGGTCACCGGTACCGAAACGGGACCGGACCCGAAACGGTACCGGTACCGAAACGGGACCGGGGGGTGGTACCGAAACGGTACCGGGGGTGGTACCGAAACGGGACCGGTCACCGGTACCGAAACGGGACCACAACCAGACCACCAGACCAACCAGACCAATCCAGACCACCCCCCCAACCCCCCCGAGGGGGGCGGCGCGGGTGTCGAGTCTCTCCGGGCTGCCGGACCCACTCGGCGAGCTCGAGGCCGTGAGCAGCGAGGAGTTCGTGACCAGGGCGTTCGTCGCCGCGGGTCACGAGCTCGGCATGGCGGCGCCGCCACGACGGCACCAGGACCGAGCCAGGGCTCAGGAGCTCGAGCAGTGGGCGCTGGAGCTGGCGCCCCGCGTGGCGGAGAGCCGCGGGATGGACCTCGAGGAGGCGTTCTGCCAGCTGCTGCGCAGGGCGTACGCCCAGCACGCCGACGCCTACCGTGAGGCCGAGGACGCCCGCCGAGCGGGCAGGCCGGCGCGAGCCATCGAGTGGCGCCTCGGCTGGGTGGCGAGCCGCTGGGAGCGCTACACACAGCGGGCGGTGGTGTCGTGAGGGTCCTCCGCTGCGACCGATGCGGCGCCGAGGCCGAGCACACACTGCCAGACGGGTGGTGGATGCACCACGACCCGTCGAGCGGTCACCCAGGCCATATGTGCCCGAGTTGCCTAGCGTGGCGCGAGAGCGCCGAAAGCGGGCCCAGACGACCCGACCCCCATCCGGCGCCGAAAGAGCCGCGAGGCTGGCGCACGGCGCCGGGAATCGGCATTGACGGCGACGATCGACAGGGCGGTTTGTGGTGACGGTGACGGTGGCGACCGTCAAATGGGCGCGACACGGTGGCGCAGCGCGAAGCGTTTTACGCACCGTGTCGTGACAAGATGGCGCGAAGACGTCGGGTGCGAGCACGTAATCATTGTTGTTTTTGGTTGGTACGCGAGCTGCATTGTGTATGGGCAAGGAGACGATGACAATGACCACGACCCCGAACTCGACCCCGAACTCGACCCCGCTCGACCTCGCGCGCACCGTGCGGGAGCGGACGGCGGCGTCGGCGCTCGAGCAGGCTGCCGTCGCGCGCAGCCGGGTGCTCGACGGCCCCATTCGTGGATACGGGGCCGAGAGCGACGCCGCATTCCTCGGCGAGTGGTCGCGGCACCTCACGCTCGCCCTGAAGGTGGCGGACGTGGAGCTGCGGCGCATTACACGTCTGTGGGACTGTGCCGACGGCGCCATCCCGTACGCGGTCGGCGGCCCGCACGTCGCGGCCGTGCACCGCGAGCGCTACGAGGAGCCGGCGGGCTCGCGCCCTGCGGTCCTGCGTGGGTACCGCCGCCAACTCCGCGTGCTCGCGGAGGTCGACGCCGCGGCGCTCCCCGCGGCCCCTTCGCTGCTGGCCGACCACATCGTCGAAATTGAGTCGCGGCACGGCGAGCCCATCTGCCTCGACCTCTTCTACGTCCGCTGGTCGCTGGCCTCGCTGGGGATCTGGCCCAGCGAGCGCCGGACCGTGATCGTCCAGGCCGGCCGACAGGACCAGCCGGTCGTGCTCAGCCTGGCCGAGCGCGGTTCGTACGCGGTGATCATGCGCGCGCACGGGGAGGCAGCGGGCCGCGCCAGCACCCGGGTCGAGGTCCGCCCGGTCGAGGTGGCCTCGTGACCCGGTGGGTGGCCTCGTGACCCGGTGGGTGGCCGGCGAGGCCGACGTGGTAGGGGCGCTGGCGTGGCGCGCGAGGCTGGGCTCGCTCCGGCTGCTCGTGGTGCGGGCCGAGCGCTCGCGGCGCGACAGCGAGGTGATCCACGCCTACCGCTGGGAGGTGGTTGGCGTCGCCTGCGGAGTGGTCGATGGGCGTAGCGAGGAGGCGCTGGCGACCGCCTGCTCGACGGCGGAGCACGTCGCGCTCCTCTACTCGGGCCGTGTCGAGGCCGAGGTGGAGCGCGGGATCGATGCTCTTGCCGACCGCGTCGAGGCCCTCGAGTGCACGCAGGCCGAGCTCGTCGCCGCGATCGGGCAGGCGGCTGAGGAGCCGGTGGTCGAGGAGCGCGACCAGGCGGTGGCCACGCTGCTGGCAGTCCGCGAGGCGCTCGAGGCCGGGCAGTGGGCGCGGGCGATGGAGGCCGCGGGATGCGGCGAGGAGGCAGACCGTGGCTGAGTGGGTCGTGTGGTCAGACGTGTACGACGGCGAGGAGGTCCTCATTGAGGCGGACTCGGCCGCGGAGGCCGCGGCGGAGTACGCGGATGCGACGGACAGCGAGGACTGCACCTGGGCGTTCCTGGACGAGGCGGACTACGTGTGGGTCCGCCTCCGCGGTAACGACGCGCCGCCGATCGTCTATCTCGTGAGCGGCGAGGCTATCCCGACCTACTACGCCAGCTGTGCCGACGAGCTGCTCCTCGCCGCCTTCGTCGGGGCCGTGCTCCGGACGCTCGGGCTCGGCCCGGTGGAGGTCGACCGTGTCTGAGGCGACCTTCACCGAGCTGTTCGGCCGCGGCCCCTACCACACCCCCTGGCCCGCCCTCGACGAGGTCGTGCTCCGGTCGCTCGGGCTCGGCCCGGTGGAGGCCGACCGTGGCTGAGCTCGTCGACGACGCCGGCCGCCCGGCGCCCGCGTGGGCCCGCCCCGGGACGGTGGTCCGCTACCGCCCGCACGTCGGGCACGACCCCTGGTACCTGGGCCAGATCACGAGCGAGCCCCGGCTGCTCGGCGGCACCTGGGTCGTGCGTGTCGGCCGGATGGAGGCGGCCTACCGCAACGTGGCAGCGGCGGCGCTCGACGCGCTCGAGCCGGTCGCCGAGCTGGCGGGGCGCGTCGCCGAGCTCGAGGCTCACGTCGCCCGGGTGGCGGGCCTCCCGTCGATGGACGAGGCGCGCGCGTCGGCCGCCATCATGCAGGTCGCGGCCACGCTGGCGCGGCGCGGAGATACCGGGCTGGCACACACGCTGCGCGACGCGGTGGACCGGTGGCGGGCGCACGCTGCGCAGGAGCGTCGAGCGGCGTGCATCGCGCTCGACGATGCGGCGGAGGTGGAGTCGTGAGGCGGTTTCGGCCGCCCGAGGTGTGCGTGGTCGATGGCCTGCGCTTCGTCGAGGTGCTCGGGGTCACCGCGACCCCGGCCGGCCTCGACGTCCTCGACGCGCTGCGCCATGCACGTGCCGACGACGAGCGCTCGGCACGTGAGGGGCAGGCGGACCTGCGTGTCGCCGTGCTGGGCGCGCGGACGGTGCAGCGACTCGCCGAGGAGGCGGAGGTGAGTGAGTCGACGGCCCGCACGTGGGGCGAGGCGTGGACGCTGCACGGGATCGTGACCCGCGGCACCATCGCCGGCCGCGTCTACTACCGGGCCGTCACGACGCAGGACCGGGCAGACGAGCGGCGCCGTGACGAGCGGAGCGCGCGACGCGAGGCCGCCATCGAGCGCGCTCGCCAGGCCGGCTACCAGGCGACCCGTGGAGTGGCCGGTGCCGTGGAGCTCACCGTGCGCGATCTCGAGCGCCTCCTCAACCGGGCCTCGGCCCGCCCCGGCGTCGGGTGGCTCGCCGACGACGAGGAGCAGCAGACGTGAGGACGCATGACGCAAGGCTGACCGTGGGTCTCACGACCGCGCTCAAGCGCGCGGTCGTGGACGCCGCGGAGCGGGACGGCGTGTCGGTCGCGTGCTGGGTGCGGCGCGTGCTGTACCGCGAGGCGGGGGAGGCCGTCGCCGGGTGGCGGCCGATGCGCACGGCGACGATGGACGAGACAGTGGCGCTAGCTGATGAGCTGCGCCGGCACGCGCCGATGCTCGAGGAGCACGACGCCTGGCTGCTCGCCGGGCTGTCCCTGACGGGTGGCGAATGGGCGACGCATCTGCGCGACCTGCAACGCGCTGAGGGCATCAGCGGCGCCGCTGCGCTGGCGTGTGCCGAGGCGCTGTCTGTGGCGGGCGTGACGCTGCGCATCAGCATACCGGGGCCGCCACAGCCGAAGCAGCGGCCGCGCCGCAATCGGCGCACGGGCCGGTGGTACACGCCACCGCGCACGGGGCGCTATGAGGCGCATGTAGCGAGCTGTGCCGCCGCGGCCGCAATGACGCAGGGGTGGGAGCGCACCGACGCTCCCGTGCGCATGGTGGTCGAGGTGCGGTGGCCCAACCGCCGGCGCCGCGACATCGACAATTTGGCGAAGACCGTCATGGACGGGCTGACCAAGGCTGGCAGCGTTTGGGTCGACGACGCCCAGGTGTGCGAGCTGACGGTGCGGACGAGCGTGGACCGGGAGGACCCGGGCGCCGAGGTGACCGTGGAGGTGCTGTTATAAAGGTCCGCGGACGGCTCGAGGCGCTACAGGTCATCGACGCGCGCGACCGTGCGGCGGCGCTGCGGATGGGGCGAGAGCGGCGCAGGCTCGAGGGCGCGGTGTCCAGGCAGGTGCTCGCGTCGATGGAGCGGCGCGGGTGGATCGACCGCAGCCGCGAGGCGTGGCTGACGGACATGGGTCGCCGGGAGCTCCGCGCGTGGAGCGCAGAGCGCGTGCGGCCATACCAGCTGGCGGACGTCGTGGACGTGCCCGGCGTGGCGGAGGACGAGTGATGGCACGGGCGCTGGGGGGCCTGGGTCGAGCTCGAAAGGAAGGCACCCATGGACGCTATAGCGCATACACCGTAAGGGCTCGGACCGGCCCTCCACAAGCACCCCGGACCGGGGTAGGAGAAGGAAGCATGAAGAAGGACGACGTGCGATCCATGCTGAGCGATGTGCTCGGCGACGGCGCCGCAAGCATCACCCAGGATCGAGCAGAGCGCCGCCGCGCTGTCTGCCACCTCTGCCATGGTAGTGGGAAGCGGCTATCCGACACCTCCTCGCACCACCGCGACGGGAAGACGTGCTGGTCGTTTACCTACGATGCCTGCACATGCCTCGCAGGGCTGGTGCGAGGGGGCGTCCGATGACGGATGACGAAGCCCGCGACCTAGTCGCCAGCCGACGTACGTACCGGCTGCCATCGGCGCCGACGTGCGGCGCTCCGCTGACGGAGGGTGGTCGCCACTACGTGTGCGACGCGCCTCCGCAGTGGGGCCCGTGCTCGTCGGGCACCGGGGAGGACTGCGCGTGCTGTGCTGCATGCCGGCTCACGTGTGCTAGGAAACACTCGGCCTTGGTCTTTGAGGCATTCAGCGCAGACATGGTCATCGACGCATACGAACTGCCGGGACAGGCGTGACCCTGGGGCGCATCTGACCCGCCACACCTGGCGCACTCGCCGTCGCCTCGCCGACATAACGTTCGCAAACGTCACCGCAACGCTTGCGGACATTACACTGGAGACTAGATTGGTCTCATGACGCGGCGACGGAGCCGCGGAGGAGACAGCCATGAACGCCACCGACATCATCGCCAAGCTCAACGACGCCGACGCCAACGAGGACGAGGCCATCGCCATCATCGAGGCCGCCGGCTGGGACGTCGACCGCGACTTCGCCGAGGACGGCGCCCTCTGGGGCGTGCGCGACGCCGAGGGCACGCTGCACGTGCTCGAGTGGAGCGCCACGTACGGCTGGCACGAGGCGGGCGAGGAGTTCCTCTTCGCCCCGGACGTCGACGGCGAGCCGCTCACCGAGGCCGAGGCCGAGGCGCTCTGCGAGCGTGCGGAGGCGTGGCTCGACGAGCACGGCGGCGCCGGCATCAGCTGGCGCGTCCAACTCCCCGGCAAGCTCGTCGACGCGGTCGGGACCTACCAGCGCCGCACCGATGGCTCGTGGCAGATCCTCGGCTACACCGTCGCCGAGCCCGCCGCCATCCGCGAGTTGACGGACGCGGCGTGGCTCGCCGCCTGCGAGACGCTGGAGGCGGCGTGAAGCTCGCGGAGCTCGACCCGCGCGACGTCGGCGCCCGCGCCGCCCGGGCCCTCGTCGACCACGTCGGCCGCGCCGCCTCCCAGCTCGGCCCGTCCTACACGGTCCGCGTCGATGGGGGTGACCCCGCCTCATCCGACGTGGCGCTGACCATGCGCGCTCTCACCGAGTACGCCCAGCGCGGCCTCCCGGTCTGGGACTGGACGGACACGGACATGGTCGCCGACGCCCTGATCAGCGCCCTCTCCGCCCTCTACGGCAGCCCCTGCGGCGACCTCACGGGCACCGCCGCCGACCCAAGCGACGTGGACCTCGACCCGTCCGAGCCGCTCACCCTCGCCATCGCCGCCGCCGACGCGCGCCTGCGCATCGACACCGGCTTCCCGGTCACCGCGCGGGACGTGGGGGCGCTCGCTGGCATCAGCGGGCAGGGCGTGCGCCGCTACCTGCGGAGCGGCGAGCTCGAGGCCAGCAACGACCGGCCCCAGCGAATCGCGGCGGCGGACGCCGCGCGGTGGCTGGCCGCCCGGGGCGTGCCGGGCTTCCGATGACCTACAATCAGTACACGTTCGACTCCCCGCGTGCGGGGGACCACGGGGCGAGGGCCAAGCGGACGGCCACCGAGCTTCTAACTCGGAGGATGCAGGTTCGAATCCTGCCGCCCCGGCCGAGTGAGGCGCCCGACGGCGCAGAGAGGAACGACATGAGCGACACCCACGAGATCGCGCGCGCCTGGCGCATCCCCTCCTTCGTCGAGCTGGCCTTCGAGGCCAGCATGGATGAAGGTGTCACGGAGCTGCGGCCCCGCATCGACGCCTACCTCGGGCACGGCGCGATCGAGTCGCTCGAGCGCGCTCAGGGGCTCGTGCGCCGCGTCTGCCACTGGCTCGCCGATGCGGGCTTCGACTGGACCGACGCGCACGCTCCGCTGCACGACGAACTCGCGCGCATCGAGGACGCAATCCTCGCGTCGAAGGGGGTCGCTCGCGTGACTCGCTGACCACCCCGGCTCGCAAAGCGACGCCCCCGCTCGGACCATCCGGCGGGGGCGTCGTGAAAGAGTGACTCGCGTCTCTCGATCTAGGCAGCGCCCAGCTTACGACTCGCCGCCCGGCCGCGCCAGGTATCATGTCGGCTCGCGTGTGCTAGGATAGGAGCGGAGGTGAGTGATGAGTGAGGACGAGAGAGGCCACCGTGGGTAAGGCAATCACCTCCCACCCAGCACTATCAAGGCTCACCGAGAAGCAAAGGCGGTTCGTGCTGGCGTACCGCGCGCACGGTAACGCAACACGAGCCGCTCGAGAGGCCGGGTACGCAGGCAGCCCGAACACACTGAGCGCGGTTGGTTCGGAAAACCTGAGGAAGCCTAAGGTCTTAGGGGCGCTAGAGGCCATGGGCGAGCCAGAGGAGTCCGCCCGCATCCTCAGCACGGAGGAGCTCGACGAGTGGTGCTCCGCGGTCGTGCGCGGCGAGGTCGGCGAGCCGGAGACAGACCTGGCGGGGCAGGTAGTAGGTGAGGCTCCGCCGAAGCTGCGTGACCGCATCGCAGCGGCCAAGATGCTCTATCAGCGCAGGGGTGCGTTTGTGTCGCGCAGCGAGGTCCGGCACCTGCCGGACGACAGCAAGAGCCTGGATGAGCTGGCTCAGGAGGCGCGTGAGCGGGCCGAGCGGGTGCTGCGGCTCGTGGGCGGTGGCGAGGAGCAGTGAGTTGGGAGCTGCGCCCGCCGCGTCCTGAGGAGGTCGCGCTCATCACGCAGACGTACGTGCGCGGTGCGCGGCGGGCGATGTGGGATGCGGAGCTCGAGGGCCGAGGCTGGCCTGCGCTCGCCGAGCGATTCGTGGCGGCCTCTCTCGAGGCGGGGCACTGCGTGGTGGCCGGCTGGCCGGGGAGCGATGTGGTCGGCGGCTACTGCCTGGGGCAGCGCGACGCCGACCGGGCCGTGTGTCACTGGGTGTACGTCAAGGGTTTGTACCGGAGGCGCGGTATTGCTACCATGCTCGTGGGAGCCCTGCGGGCGGGCCTAGACGAGGTCATCGTGACGCACACCGCCTCACGGTGGCAGCGTGCGCGCGTGCGTCGCGAGGGGTGGAGGGCCGCCGATAGGCTGCCGTGGCTGTGGCTGTTGGAGTATGAGGGAGCACATGGGTGAGACTGACACGAAGCGTCGCGGGGGCCGGAGGGCGAAGCCGCCGCGCATCAAGAGCATCTCGCTCGTGAGCAAGATGCGTGTGCCTGGCGTGGCGCGGACGGACCACGTGGTAGCATCGCCGGGCCGCGAGCTTGAGCTCGGGGAGCTGGGTGGTGCGCCAGGTGTGTGGGTGTCGATGCGGGTCGACGGGCAGGAGCGGCGCATCTTCGTCCCGATGGCCGGCATCTGTGGGCTGGTGCTCGAGGGGCAGTGACGCGACCTGTCGCCGACCAGGTCGCGGCGGACCTAGCGTGGCTGCGCGCATACGAGTCTCGCGTCGCGCCGCGCTGGTGTCCGCTCGACCCGCATGAGCGACAGGCGGAGTTCCTGGCGTGCGCCGAGACTGAGGCGCTCTATGGTGGCGCGACGGGAGGCGGCAAGACGGCGGCGCTGCTGATGGCGGCGCTCGAGCATGTCGACGTGCCAAAATACGCGGCGCTGGTGCTGCGGCGCACCTTCCCCGATTTGGCGCAGCCTGGCGGGCCCATGCACCTGGCCGGCGAGTGGCTGCACCCCAGCGCCGCGACCTGGAACGACCGGGACAAGGCGTGGACGTTTCCCTCCGGGGCCGTCCTGAGATTCGGCTACATGCAGCATACCAAGGACATCTATCGGTATCAGGGTGGTGAGTACCAGCTGTTCTGCTTCGACGAGCTGACGCAGTTCCGCGAGCAGCAGTACACGTACCTGTTCTCCCGCGCCCGGAAGCGCACGGGCGAGGCGTGGGACCGTATACCGCTGCGATTCCGCAGCGCGGCCAACCCCGGCGGGGTGGGGCACGAGTGGGTCAGGGCGCGCTTTGGCATCCGCGAGGACGGCACGCAGGACGCTTCGTCGGCGCGCAATGCGCGCGGCGAGCTCCGGCCATTCGTCCAGTCGTTCGCGAAGGACAACCCCGGCATCGACGTCGAGAGCTACATGGCGATGCTCGACGAGCTGGACGAGGTCACGCGTCGCCAGCTGCGCGACGGCCTGTGGCTACAGGACTCGACGGGTCTGGTGTTGCCGCTCACGCGGCGCAACGTCGTGGACGCGCCGCCCGAGCACGTGCCGCTGCTCCACGTGCTCGCGATGGACTTCGGCTCCTCGGAGGTGGAGGAGACTCTGGCGCTGGTGGTGCTGGCGTGGTCTCCACATGTGCCACGCCAGGTGTGGGTCGTGAGGGCGGAGAAGCACTGCGCGATGATGCTCGACGAGCTGGCTGCGCGCATCCGCGAGCTGGATGCGAGGTACGACTTCGGCCGGGTCGTGGCGGACGAGGGCGCGCTCGGCGTGCAGTTCGGTCGCGAGCTCCGGGCGCGCTTTGGCATCCCGGTGCGCCCGGCCAAGAAGGCCGACCGCATCGGCTATATCAGGCTGCTGCGCGACGCGGCTCGACGCGGCGACCTCCTGCTGGTGCGCGACGACGCCAACGCTCTGCATGACGAGGCGTCGTCGCTGCTGTGGCACGAGGACGGGCGCCGCACGGTGGGCACGTGCCACGCATACGACGCCACGCTGTACGGGTGGCGCATGGCGCGCGCGTGGGCCGCAGAGGAGCCGCAGCCTGAGCCGGCCGAGGGGTCGCACGAATGGCTCGAGCGTCGCAAGCGCGCTCTAGCGCGACGGCGCGCTAAGGAGCGCAAGGAGTGGTGGCGATGAACAGGGACACGAGCCGCACGTGGTGGACGGGAGAGACGGCCCCCGTGGCCGAGGCGCTGGTCGCGACCGCGCGCTTCGCGCAGCAGGCTGACCGGGCGCGCCAGGAGGCGTTGAGGCGCTCGCTGAGCCTGTACCTCAACCGCCCCGTGCAGGAGCTGACGCCCAGCGGCTACGCGCGCGAGGCCGTGACCGACACGCGCGTGCGGTTCCCCATCGCCAAGTCGGTGGTGGACACGGTGCATGCGAAGCTGACGAAGAGCCTGCCGCGCACGACGGTGCTGACCGAGGGCGCCACGTTCACTTTGCGGATGCAGGCGGAGATGCTCGAGGACTTCATCGACGGCACCAAGGGCGCGAGGCGCAACGACTGGCGCGCGCTGTGCCCTCGCATCGTGCGCGACGCGATGGTGATGCGGACCGGGGCGGTAAAGGTGTACCCGAGCGTCATCATGCTGGACGGCGAGGAGCGGGGTCGCATCTGCATCGATCGGGTATTCGCCCACGAGCTGCTCGTCGACCCGGCGGAGGCCGTGTACGGGCGACCTCGTAGCCTGTTCCAGCTCGCCGTCATGGACCGTCGCGCGGCGGCGGAGTCGTGGCCGGCCCATGCGGACGCCATCGAGCGCCACGCCCGGTCGCCGCAGCGGACTGACCACGGGGCGGAGCCGACCGCGGACCAGGTGTGTGTGTGGGAGGGGTGGCATCTGGCCTCTGGCCACGGCGCGGATGACGGGCGCCACATCATCGCGGTGGAGGGCGTCGACCAGCCGGTGGTGGATGAGGAGTACGAGCGCGACGGGTTCCCCTTTGCGCTGCTGCACTGGACGGACCCGCTCATGGGCTATTGGGGCGGCTCGCTCATCGACGACATCGACGGCATCCATGTCGAGGCGAACGAGGTGGCTCAGCGCAACCAGCGCAGGGCCGAGCAGCTCACGCCGAAGCTCCTGACGACGTCCGGCGAGGTAGAGCAGTCGCTGGACAACGACATCGATATCGCGGTGTACAAGGTCGGGCCGATGGAGGATGTCCGGCTGTGGGACCCGCCCGCGTTCGACCCGCGCCTGTTCGACGCATTCGATCGATACGTCAGCTACGCTCAGCAGATGGCCGGCGTGTCGCGCATGTCTGTCGCGGGGCTCAAGCCCGCGGGGCTGGACTCAGGGGTCGCGCTGCGAGAGCACCAGGACATCGAGTCAGAGCGCTTTGCCTCGCAGCTGCGAGCTATCGAGGCGTTCGACATGGAGGTGTCGAGGCTCATCATCGACGCAGCGCGAGAGCTCAGCGAGAGCGGCGTGCCGCTGACGGCTCGCACGAACAGGCGTGACGCGATGGGTCAGCACTACGTCGAGTCCATCCGGTGGAGCGACATCGACCTCGACGACGACGCCTATGTGCTGCAGGTGTGGGCGACCAGCGCCCTGCCCAAGACGCCTGCGGGTCGCCTGGCGATGGTCGAGCAGATGGTCGCCGCCGGCTTCTTCGGCAAGGAGGAGGCGATGCGGCTGCTCGACTTCCCCGACCTCGACGCGGTGATGTCGGAGCAGCTGGCGCCGGTGCGGCTCGTGCTGCGCACCGTGGACGAGATCATGTACCGCGGCCGCATCATCCCGCCGATTCCCGAGATGGACCTGGCTTTGACGCGGCGCATCGTCAACCTCGCCATCCAGCGGTTCACGATGGACGAGGCGCCGCCGGCGAGGATTGAGATGCTACGGCGGTACGCACAGCAGGTGGACGCGCTGATGCAGCGCGCAGAGGAGTCGGCCCAGAGCGCCGGTGGCGGCCAGTTCGTCCCAGGCGCTGCGGGGCAGATGCAGCCCGGGCTCCCGCAGGCGGCGGCGGCGGCGGGGCAGGCGGTCGTATGACCATGGGAACCATGGGAGGTGAGGCATGAGCGAAGAGGCAGCTACGGCGGTCCCCGAGCAGGCGGCGGCAGACATGAGCAAGGGTGCGCGCATCGAGGCAGCGAAGGCGGCTCTCGCGCAGCGCGTGGAGCGGTCGGGCGGCCCGCCTCCGGCGGCGGATGCGGCAGAGCCGGCGAGTGAGCCGGCCACGGAAACGCCAGCGCCACCCGCGGCGGACCCCATCGCGGCGCGCGTCCTGGGCGGACAGGCAGACGCGCCGCGCACCGACGAGGGCGCCGGTGCGCTGGACGGCTCCGACCCTAGCCTGGCGCGGCTGGTGGAGATGGACCAGCGCATGCGTGCGCAGGAGCAGGAGTTGCGCCGCCGCGAGGAGGAACTCCGGCAGCGAGAGGCGACGCTCAGCGGGCCGCACGCGGAGCGCATCCGCCAGCTAGTCGACCTGGTGGGCGAGGGCACGGAGCTCCAGGCGGAGCAGGCGCTCGCCGCGCTGGACGCGCTCGGCGTGCCGTACGAGTCGCTGACCCAGGCCGTCGTCGCTGGCAAGGCGCCGGTGCGCACCGAGCAGCGCCTCCGCGAGGAGTGGGAGGCGAAGCTCGAGGAGGCGGAAAAGCGGTTCCAGGCCGAGCTGGAGCGGCGCGACGAGGCGCTGCAGCAACAGGCGCTCGAGCGCTGGCGCATCCAGACCGAGGCCGAGCTGTCCGACGACGCCCGCTGGGGGCTCCTGAACGACCCGCGCGTGCGCGGCAGTGCGTCGGTGTCGGACTTGGTGCGCGACTACATCGAGGCGGACTGGACCGCGAAGGTCTCCGACCTACAGCGCCGCCTTGGCCGCCCACCCACCGAGGCGGAGATGAGCCAGCACGCTCCGCTCTTGACAGCGGCGGACGCCGCCGATAGACTCGAGCAGGAGTACGAGCGCCGCGTGCGAGAGCACACGGTGAATGGCGGACCAGGCAAGCTGGCTCGCATCCTCGGACTCGCCAGCGCGACGCCGACCGCGTCCACTCCCGCAGAGCCCGCCACGACCACGGGAGATGCGCCGCCGGATGGTCCGGCTGGCGTCAGGACGCTGACTAGCGAGCAGTCATCGAGCGCGCCATCGCGCGCCGCGCCCAAGCGGCGTGACGAGTACCGCGAGGCTGCTCTGCGATTGGCCGCGCAGGTGACCCGGGAGTAGGGCGCCGCGGCATAGGAGGGGGTCGACATGGCCGCCGCATCTCTGACTGACTACGATCCCATCCACCGGCAGCTCTGGCCCGACCAGCGGGTCCTCGACGAATCCGTCCGCGGGGCGCCGTTCCTCGGGATGGTACGTCGTGCGACCGACCTCGGCTACGACACCAAGCACATCGCGCTCCAGTACTCGCGTCCACAGGGTCGCTCGCGTGACTTCGCGACCGCTCAGTCGCGCGTGACTGGCTCCAAGTACACCTCGTTCGGCATCCAGTCGGTCGACGACTACGGCGTCGGCCAGGTGGATGGCAAGCTGCTCCGCAGCTCGCGCAACCCGTCGCGGGCGATGATCGTCGATGTCTTCGAACGCGAGACGATGAGCGCCATGCGACAGATTCGCCGCTCGCTGCACATCGGCGCGTGGAACGATGGCAGCGGGTCGCGTGGCCGCATCGCGCAGAACGGCCTCGCCGAGGCCGGCGGCGACACCACGGTGACGCTGGACACGCCCGCCGACGCGAAGAATTTCGAGGTCGGCATGTACGTCACCGCGGCGGCGACCGCGACGGGCTCGCTCCGTGACTCCGGCGCGGCCTACGAGGTCATCGCGGTGGACCTCCAGGCGGGGACCATCACTCTCGATGGCACGGCCCAGACCACCTCGAGCTGGTCCGAGGCGTCGGACCCGTCCGACTTCCTTTTCGTCGATGGCGACGCGCAGGACGGCGGCAGCACCACGCTCCCCGGCGTAATGCTCTCGGGCGTCCCCGCGTGGATTCCCACCACGGCGCCGACGAGCGGCGACGACTTCTTTGGCGTGGACCGCTCGGTCGACGTCGTGCGCCACGCCGGCTGGCGATTCACGGCGTCGGGGCTGAGCACCACGACCATCTACGCCACCATCATGAAGGCGTGCTCGGGCATGTCGCGGGCGGGCGAGATCGACCTCCCCGAGACCGCCTTCCTCAACGGCGAGGACTTCGGCGAGCTCCTCGACGACCTCGACACGACGTCGGCCCAGGGTGAGACCATCCAGCGCGCCGCCAACGACGTGGCGGGCGTCTACTACAGCGGCGTGCGCATCCAGACCGCCATCGGTCCGGTGGAGGTCTTCCAGGACTTCCAGGTCCCCAAGGGCCGCTGCTACTTGCTCAACATGGACAGCTGGACGCTCCACTCCATCGGCGAGGCCCCGCAGTTCATCGAGGAGGACGGCACGCGCCTCCTCCGCTCGGGCAGCGCGGACGCCTTTGAGTTCCGCCTCTGCTACCACGCGCAGCTCGCCTGCGACGCCCCCCTGTTCAACGCCGTGGTCACGCTCCCGAGCTGACACACCTCCCTAGCCCCGGCCCTCACTGAGGGCCGGGGCGCCTCTACAGAAAGACGGGTCCATGCCCTCACGCATCTTGAGCATCGCGCCGAATCAGGCGCTCGACGAGGTGACGACCGTCACCCGCGCCACCGACATGCTGCTCGTGCGGCAGTCGGACGGCGACATCGTGGGCATCGAGGTGGACGAGCTGCTGTCCGACCTGGGCGCGTACCGCCAGACGGTGGGCCCCGCCGAGGTCACGCTGGCCGCGGACCAGACGGACACGGATGTGCCACTATCTGCCGCTGGCGGATACGTCGTACCGCGCGACGGGCACCTGACAGCCGTCAGCGGCATCATCAGCGCGGCGGTGACCGGCTCCGGCCAGGACGTCACCGTGCAGGTGCAGGTCGGCGGGTCCGACGCGACCGGGTTCACGCTCAGCTTCACGCAGGCCGGCGGCGAGACCGAGGCGTCTGCGACCCCGACGGCCGTCGCCGTCTCAGCTGGCGATGTCATCACGGTGCTCTATGACTCGGACACCATCACCAACACCCCCGAGCTGGCGGTGTGGGTGCAGTTCGAGGAGAGCGCCTGAGTGCCGACCTCGCGCACCAGAGTGCAGCTCCACCAGGCCGCACTCGAGCTAGCTGACATGGACCAGTCGGGCACCGGCCCGGCGTTCATTGACCTCACCGAGGCGTACGCTCGGGTCAATGAGTCCATCGCATCCCTGTGGGACGTGCTCATCGCCGCCAAGGCGGATGAGCAGCTGGCTGTGCGCGAGGAGTTCTCCGCCGCGGGCCCCAGCGTCGACCTGTCCGCGTCGGCGCTGGGGCTGACGTACGAGGTGCTCGACGTACTGGCGCTCGACGTGAGGTGGTCGGGCCGCTGGTGCGAGCTCACGCGGTTCGGTCGCGACCAGCGCAACGACTGGCAGCTCGTGGGTGTCCCGCGCCCGCACCACTTCCGCCTGACCGGCGGGACATATGACGACGGCCCGACGCTCCGGCTCCTGCCGGAGGTGACCGGCACCTACGATTTCCGCCTCGAGTACATCCCTGAGCCGCCGACTCTGGACGACGATGCTGATGTCATATCGTTCCAGAATCGCTGGTGGCAGTGGGTGCAACTCGACCTGGCTATCAGCTATCTGGTCAAGCAAGAGTCTGACCCGTCGGCGCTCATGGCCAGGCGCGACCGCGTGGAGGCACGCATCACGTCGAACGCCGCGGTGTCGATGGGGGAGCCGAGGCGCGTCAAGGACGTGCGTGCGCGGCGGGCGGGCGATCGGTATCAGCTCCGTGACTGGCTCACGTCTCGGGGGCGGCTGTGACGCTATCGCGCCGTGACGGTGACGTCGTAGACGCAGGCGGCCTCGACCTCCTCGCCGCAGAGGGGGAACGCGGCATCGCCGCACCACCACGTCGGGTCGTGGAGCAGGTAGGCTCGCCCCTCCAGCACATGGCCATCGAAGATGCCCGCGAAGACCATGCGGCGCCCCTCGCCGATGAGCACGGTGCGGCCCGGCTCCGGCACCAGTGCCTCGTCGGTCTGTCCGACGGCCAGGTCGACGTCGGTCGTGGCGTCGTCACCGAAGGCGACATCGTCCGACACGAGGAGCCATGGCCATCGGTCAAATGCCTGGCGCGTCCGACCTGGCGCGCAGCTGCCGGACACGAGCGTCGCCTCGCTCCATATCGGCGCGCCGCGCTCGAGGGTCAGGTCAGCGGTGCCGCATGCGGCGAGCAGGGTGAGGGCGAGCGTGAGGCGTATCATGGCCACAGCGTAGGCCGTGGCCCGCGTGCTGTCCAGCGGGGGCGCCACGATGCCGCGTGATATCGAGCGCACCGGGCGCCCGGACCTGCGAGCCATCGAGAACCGTGTGGGCCTGCGCACGCGCCAGCTCGACGACGCCGTGTCCGCGCTCCAGGGCGGCGCCCTATCCGGCGCGGTGCGCCTCGCCGACGTGGCGCTGACGACGTCGGCTCAGGACATCCGGCATGGCCTGGGCCGTGCGTGGGTCGGCGCCATCGTCACCAAGAGCGACGGTCGCGCCCTGGCGGTCACGTCGACGCGCAACGACGAGGTGTTCATCGGCCTCGCGCTGGACAGTGCGGCGACGGTGGACGTGGTGGTGTTCTGATGGCGCTGCGAACGCAGGTGATCGACCTGCCGTTCGGCGGCGGTGTCGACCAGGACGAGCACGCGCATCTCCTCGGCGGTGGTCCGCGCGTGGCCACGCTGGCGAACCTGCGCTTCCAGGGCGGCGGGTACGTCGTGCGCCCGAGCTACGACGACGTCTCGAGCCCTGCACCGGACATCGAGGCCATCACCGAGTACGACGACACGCTGCTGGCGTTCACCGACGAGGGCGCGTACCGGCTGGACAGCGTCGACGATGGCGCATGGCGCGCTGCGGCGACCACTGGACCGCGGGCCGTCGACCTGCGCTCGCGGAGCATCCGGCGCACGGACTACGGCGTCGATTGGGTCGGCACGGCAGCCAATGCCGGCTACGTGCTCGAGGCGTGGAGCAACTCCGAAGACGGCGCGCTGTACTATCGGGTGGTTCGCGCGGACACGGGGGCGCCGGTCAGGACCGACACGCAGCTGTCTACCATGGGCACGAGCGGCGGGGTCCGCCTGGCAAGGCCGCACGTCGTCGCCATCGGCTCCAGTGCATTCGTCATCGCGTGCCGCGAGGACGGTGGCACGGCGCACTACTACTGCGTTGTCACGGTGAGCGCCGGGGTCGTGAGCCAGGGCGCCGTGACGTCGCTGGGCATCACCAGCGCCGCGTATCAGGGGATGCACGCTCAGCAGGACGGTGCGGACCTGTACGTCGTCACGTCGACGGACCTCGAGCGGTTCACTCGCAGCGGCACGACGCTGACCAACGAGAGCAGCGCGGCGCTGCCCGCGAACTTTGTGCCGCTTCGCGTGTACGACAACGCGGTGGGCGGTTATGTCGTCGCGGTAGGGCTCAACTCATCCAGCGGCGACGTGGTGAGCGCGAGCGCCGCGCGCGGAGCCACGCTCAGTGGGACGCTGAGTGAGACGACCATCGCGTCCGTCGGTGCCACAGACCCCGTGATCTCCGGCACGCCGGGCGGCATCTTTACCGTCGTGACGCGCGACGCCGTTGGCAACCTGCTGGTCGCGTACGATGGTCGCCTGACGCACGGCGCCACGGACTCCTACGGTATCCGCTGGTACGAGTGCGATGCTCAGGGTGCGCCGGACAACACGACCGCGCGCATCATCTGGGGTCACCGCCTGCACGCGCATGCGTTCGCGGACGAGGCCGACGGCGTCGCGTTTTTGCCTGCCATCCCGGTGACCGGCGACGCGAGTGCTGACGCGGGGTGGCTCGAGTGGACTGAGGCGGCGGGCGTGCCGAGTCGCTCGGGTGGCGGCGTCGTGCGACGCTTGGCCGTCCTGTACCAGGTGGACGACCGCGCAGCGACCGTTGCGCGGTGCGTGCTGCGCTACGGGCTCGACACTGCCCGCCATCGGCTAGAGCTCGAGCTGAACCCGGACCTCCAGATGTGCGAGGTGTACGAGACAACGGTCGGCGCGGGCGAGTGGGTGTTTGGCGTGACGTCGGACGAGGGCGTGACAGTGGACCGCCAGGCCGGCGTGTCTGCGCGCGCGCTCACCCTGTCTCTCGGCGGTCACGTCGCCACCGCACAGCACAACGGCACGGCCCTCGCCGCGACCGGCGCGCTCAGTGTGTACGATGGCGCCGACCACGTAGAGCAGACGGTGCTCCCGCCTCAGGTGCTGGCTGCGGCCCGGGCTACCGGCGGCTTCGGCGGCTCTGCGGCGCCCACTGGTACGGCGGGCACCGTGTGGTCTCACGCGCTGGTGTGGCGCTACCGTGACGCGCGGGGCAACCTGCGGCGCAGCGCGCCCACGTACGTGCCCATCGGGAACGGAGCGAGCACGAATATCTTCGCGCTGCAGTTCCGCGTCGCCGAGCCGGTGGGCGGGTATGCGTCGCTGGACGACGTCTATCTCGAGGTGTACCAGTCGCCTGCCGACCCGAGAGACGGCGGTGCGGATGGCGCATACTACCGCAATAGCATCTACGACGCGGGCGGCACCATCTACAGCTCCGTCACGCAGCTGGCGCGGTGGAGCGACATCCGGGACTCGGGCGCGCCCCATGAGTCCGTGTCGCTGCGGACCGACACGACGTTCGTGGACCTGGCGGACCGCCTGCAGCTGTACACGAACGGCGGCGTGCTCGAGAACGACCCGGAGCCGCCTCCGGCCTACATCCTCGGCAGCCGTGACCGCATGTGGCTCGTCGACGCCGAGGACCGTCGGACCGCGTGGTTCTCGAAGCCGCTGACGGCGCTGAGGCCGGTGGAGTGGAGCTCCACACAGACGGTGCGCGTCCCGGCGGAGTCGGGCGACCTCGTGGCTCTGGGCATCGCTGGCGACTACGTGGTGCTGCTGACGGAGGGCAGCATCTACTACATCGAGGATGTGGAGGGGCCGGACTCGACTGGTGCGGGGGCATTCCCCCCGGTGCGACGCGTCAGCCGCGAGGTCGGCTGCACAAACGCGGCGAGCGTGGTGACGAGCGACGTGGGGCTGTTCTTCGAGTCGCGTGCGGGCATCTACCTGCTGACGCCGCAGCTACAGCTGGTCGACGTCGGCGAGCGGGTCGAGGACAGCGTGGCGGCCGCGACCATCGTGGGCGCCACGGCGTGCCCTGCGACACAGCAGGTCATCTTCGTCACGAGCAGTGGTGCTGGGCTGGCGTATGCATACGACCGCGGCGAGTGGAGCGTGTACTCGCTGCGACCTCCGCAGGGCAATCCTGCGGTCACGGCGGCGTGCGCGCTGCGCGGCGAGCACGTGTTTGTCGACGGCGACGTGTATGTGGCCAACGATGATTCTCACGGTCAGATCAACTGCACGCTGACCACAGGGTGGATCCGGCTGGCGGGGCTCCAGGGCTTCCAGCGCATCCTCCGCCTCGGAGTGCTGGGGCGCGTGGTCGCAGAGGAGTCCCCGCCGGGGAGCGGGCTGACTGACTACGGCACGATGAGCGTCACCATCGCATACGACTACGACGAGACAGACACCGTCGGTCCGTACACCATCGAGCTCGACGACGTGACACTGCGCGACCCGCTGCACTGGCGCCTCCACATGGCGCGCCAGTCGCCGCAGGCTGCGATCCAGATCACGATTGGCTTCACCGCTGGACAGAACGCGGAGACGTTCCCCGAGGCCACGACCGGCATCCCGGTGCGCCTGGAGCTCTCCGGGCTCGCGCTGGAGGTGGCGCGCAAGCGAGGCCTGCGCAAGACTGGTTACGGCGCGGGTGCCGATACTGGAGGCGCGTGATGGCAGGATTCCTGGCGAGGCTACTCGGTCCGGGCAGCCCCGAGTTCGAGAGGCGGCTGCGCGACCGCGCGCAGGGGCGCGACCTGATCGCCTCTCAGGAGGGGCAGCGCGCACGCCGGCAGAACGCGGCGTCGGCGCGCTCCACCGCGGCCGTCGCCTCGGACGCTGGTCTGTCCACGGCGGCGGCGCAGCGACTGGCCGCCCAGCAGGAGGCTGCGACCAACGCAGCGGTCAGCGGTCAGCAGGCGTCTGCGGCGGCGCGTGAGCGCCAGGCTGCCGAGGAGGGGCTGGCGGCGATGGACGAGCAGCGCCGTGCTTTCGCTCGTCAGCTGGTCGGCGGACTGGTGGGGACCGCTGGCCAGATTGGCGGCATGTTTGCTGGGCAGGGTGGGCAGGGGGGCGCAGATGGCCAGGCGGCGCTACCCGGCGGTCAGCCGATGACCATGAGCGCGCCCGGTCAGCCTGCTGCGGGCGGCGGCTCGCCTCTCGGGGGCGTGATTGGGGCGGCGGCCCCCATCGCGGGCACCGCCATTGGCGGTCCGGTCGGCGGAATGGTCGGCGGCATGGTCGGTCAGGCGCTCCAGTCGCCCCGGCCGACCGTGCCTCCGTCGGCCGCCGGTGGCCCCGGCCCCATTGGCTCTCAGGTAGACGCGGCGCTGTCCAGCTTGGGTGCCGCGAATCCTGCCGCGGCGGTGACGCCAGAGCAGGAGGAATACTTTCGGCGCGCGCTGTTCGGGTACGGTCGCTGATGCCCGATCCTCGCATCCTCGGCCCATCGTCCGCGGCGCCCGGTCTGGTGGAGGTAGAGACGTTCGACGGTCGTCGCATGGACGTGCCGGAGGGCGTGGCGCAGCGCCTTGGGCTGACCATGGCCCAGGCAGACGCGGCGATGCAGCAGGCTGAGCAGGCGGCGCAGGGCCCGGTCGTCGCCGACGCGAGCGCGGCGGGCGGCGCGGCCGAGATGCTACGCGGCATTGGCCAGATGGCGCAGCAGGATGCGGTGGACGCGGCGCTACCAGGCGGTTTTATCAGCCCAGGCAGGCTCGGGCGACAGGCGACAATACGCGACGTAGGCAGGCTCGGGCGACAGGCGACAATACGCGACGTTGGCCAGATGGCGCAGGCTCAACCGCCCGGCGACCCCACTGCGTCGCAGGCGCAGGCTCAACCGCCCGGCCCGCCCGGCGACCTGGACAGGCTGGCCGCACTAGCAGACGCTGGCGACCCTGGCGCCGCGAGGCTGCTGGCGGGCCGTGCGGCACGCGGCGACCAGGGTGCGGCTGACGTGCTGCGTGAGTTGGGTCGGCTCCAGTCCATGGGTGTGCTGAGCAGCCAGCTGCGAGGCGGCGGGGGCGGCCGTGGCGGGCCGCGTGTGCGCGAGACGACGACCGCGCAGCGGCGCGAGCTGACTCCGGAGCAGGAGGCCACGCTCGGGCAGTTGGGCGACCAGGCTGCCGCAGGGCAGGAGCGTGCGCTCGGTGGGCTGGAGCGCGGCATGCGAGCCCAGGCGCAGGGCGCGGAGGACATGGCGCGCCAGATTCTCGACGCTGACGCGCAGCTCCTTGAGTTGCGCGCGCGCCAGGCTGAGGCGGAGCAGGCACGTCAGGCACGCATGGAGCGCAGGACGCGCGAGTTGGACGACCTGGCGCGCTCGGTGCGCACTCGCGAGATCGACTCGTCACGACTCTTCGGCCGCCGCAACACGAGTGCGCGCATTGCGGCGGGCATCGGCATGGCTCTGGCTGGGCTGGGTGACGCCATCCGAGGCGGCAGCGGCGGCGTGGAGTCGGTGCTAGCGATCATCGACCGCGCCATCGATCGCGACATCGACGAGCAGCGCGCCAATCTCGCCAATGCGTCGCGCGGCGTGGAGCAGCAGCGCGGCATCCTGGCCGACCTCCGCCGGTCGTTTGGTGACGAGCGAGGTGCAGAGGCAGCGGCGCGCTCGGCGATGATCCAGTCGACGATGCGTCAGCTCGAGGCGCTGCGCACGCAGGTGCAGTCTAACGTGCAGCGAGAGCGCATCGACCAGATGCTCGGCCAGCTCCAGCAGCAGGACGCGGCCGCGCGTCAGCAGGCCATCCTCTCCGGCGCGCCGCTGACGGAAACGGTCGTTGAGCGCCGCAGCGGTGGCGGTGGCGGCGGCGCTCGCCGTCCGCAGATTGACTTCGGCGCCGCGCTGCCCGAGAGCGACGACATCAGCCGCGAGGAGCGCGCGCAGCTGGCGCAGGGCATCAGCGAGGCCGAGGCGGGGCTGCGCGAGATCGACGAGACGATCGCGGCCGTGCAGGCGGCCAGCGAGGCTATCGGGCCGCGCACCGAGCAGCGTTTGGCCCGCTACGCCTCGGACCCGGCAAGCGTCCTGCCATCGGTCCTAGGGACCAACACGAACGACGCTGCGGCGCGCATCAGCAATGCGGTGTCCGCCCTCGGACGACTGGCGTCTGCACAGGTGCGCGAGCTGGCCGGACCTGGCGCAGTCACGGACGCAGAGCGCGAGACCTTCGGCGCGCTCACGCAGATGAGCCCGGAGACGCCGCTCCCGCAGGTCATGGCCACCCTACGACGTGCGCGACGCGCCGCGCAGGAGCGCATTGTGGCCGCTCGCCGAGGGGCGTCCACAGCCGCGGTGCGTGAGGATGAGGAGCGCGCGCCGGAGCTGCGCAGCGACGAGGCGCTAGCGCGCGGCGAAACGTCTGACGCGCTATCCGCTGCCATCGCGAGGGGTCGTCAGTGAGCCGCGATACATTCGCAGAGCCTCCTCAGCGCAGGCCTCGCGCCGAGGAGGCGCGCGCGGTGACGTCCGACGCTCGGATCCTGGAAGAGGATACGGGGACTGCGCGTGAGGGGGCGTTCCAGCTCGCGCGCACGGCGGAGGGCGAGCAGGTAGCAGCGGCCGGCGAGGAGCTGGAGCGCCTCATCCTCGATGGCGGCACGGTCGCGGGCGATGTGCTGCTGGTGGACCAGCAGACCGGCCAGCGCGTGCGCGTCAGTCCGGACGAGGCGCGCGCTGCCTTGCGCGGCGGCGAGGGGCGGTTTCGCGCGGCAGGCGCGACGGCGCGCCAGGACCAGCGGCTAGAGGACCTGTACGGCGGCGCCGAGGGCGAGGCGTTTGCGGAGTCGGCGCTGCGCACGCTGATGCTCGGCGGCCCGCGCGTGTCTGGGCTGGCGGCCCAGCGCGCGCGCGAGCTCGCCGAGCGCAACCGCGAGGCCGACCTCGCGGGCCGCATCGTGGGTGGAGCCGCGCAGGGCCTGGCGGTCGGCGCGGGTGCTGCCGCGATGGGCGCGCGCGGCATCGTCGGTGGGTTGGCCGAGGGCGCTGTCGAGGGCGCGCTACAGGGTGTCACCGACCTAGGCAGGGAGACTGCGCTAGACGGCGACGCGGAGCTCAATGCCGAGCGCATCCTGGGCACCGTCGGGCTGAATACCGTCCTGGGGATGGGCGTCGGCGGGCTCTTTGGTGCAGGCGAGGACCTGGCCAGCGCCGCGCTGCGAGCCAACCGCAGCCGGCCTGCGACACGCGAGGCCGTCTCGCGGCTCATCGAGCGCACGACGGGGCAGGAGGCGCGCCCTGGTGTGGCAGACCTGGTGCTCGAGCGGCTCGGGCGCGTGGGCTCCGCGGGCCTCGGCGCCGACGACGCTGCGTTTGTGCGGCGCGCGCTGTCAACGACCGAGGAGGGTCGCCAGCTCCGCCAGGTGCTCGAGCAGGGCGACAGCATCGTGGGCGAGACGACGGCGACGCTGCGGCGTCAGCTAGACGACATGGCGCAGATCCAGGAGACCGCGTCGGACTTTGCGTCCGGCTCGCTGAAGCGCGGGCAGGTACGGAGGTCGGTGCGGAGTGACACGCTGGACGTGGCGAGCGGCGAGGCGACGGCGCTGGCTGGCGAGGTGCGCCGCTTCGCGGACAGTCTCGAGGCGGATAGCGCGCTGGTCGGCGGCGCGATGCGGGCGCGCAGGCTCCGGGGGCAGGCGGATGAGCTCGAGCGCGAGTTGGCCGCGGCGCTCTCGCAGGACTCTGCCCAGGATGCTGCCGCAGACGTGTTCATCGCGCTCGACAGAGCGAAGCGTCGCCTGGGCCGCGAGTCGGCCAGCGCCTTCCGCTCTCGGTCTGGTCTACAGGACTACGCCGAGCAGTATGACGGTCTGTATGAGCGCTTTCGCCGACACCTTGAAGATCAGGCGGTGTACGGCGACGCTGCGGCGACGCAGCGTGAGATCAACGCCGCGTGGTCACCGAGCATCGCCAGCGGGCGAGATTTTGATCGCGCGTTCCGCACGTCGGCGGGCGAGCAAGACGGCTTTCGCCGCCTGATGACGGCGGACTCGGCAAAGCTCAACACGTGGCTACAGCAGACCGGAACGGCGCGCTCCGCCACGCGCGACGAACTGTTCGAGAAGCACATCGCCAACATGGATGCGTTTCACTCGGCCGTCGCGCGGCACTACGACCTACCGGACGAAACGCGCGCTGTGCTGGAGTCCTCGCGCCGCAACGTCGCGGAGCTCCGCGAGACGCTGGGTCGCGTGCGCACTACCGTGCAGGCCAAGAATCAGTTTGACGACATCGCGCGCCAGCTCGGCGACCGGGAGGGCGCGCTCGGGGGGCTGCTCGGCTCCGGCGCGGTCGCCGGAGGCATCGTGGGAGGCGCGCCCGGTGCTGCGCTGGGCGCCCTGGCCTCGGCGGCAGCACGACCGGACCGCGCCATCCGCATGATGGCGGCCCTCGAGCGCATGGGCGCGACATTCGACCGGCGGCTCGGCGGCTCCGTGCGTCGATTCGTCGACCAGCTGTCCGGCGCCAGCGTGCGCGTGGGCGACGCGGCGCGCGGAGGCCGCGCGGCGCGGAGCGCGGCGCAGGGGGCGACCATCGCGGCCGCATCGGACCGCTTTGACGAGGCGATCGAGCGCATGTCCGACATGACGCCGGACGCGCTGCATGAGCGCCTGTCGATGTCGACGCGGCGCTTCGCCGACCAGGCCCCCGGGCTGACGGCGCGCATGACGGAGACGGCGGCCCGCGCGCTGGCCTACATGGAGGCGCAGATCCCACCGGGGGCGATGCTGCCGCCGTATCCCGGCGCTCCTCAGTACCGGCCGAGCGAGAGCGTGTCACGCGACGAGATGATGTCGTTCCTGCGCGCGCTCGATGTCGTCGAGGATCCGCTCAGCGTGCTCGACGAGGCCGCGTCAGGCACGCTGACCATGGACCACACGCACGCCCTGCAGGCAGTGTGGCCCAGCCTCCACACGGCGATGGTGACGCAGGTCGTCGAGGAGGTCGCCGACCGAGAGGACCCGCTCCCGTATGAGGGTCGCGTCCGCCTGTCGCTCCTGCTGGGAGCGCCGACGGACCCGAGCATGGAGGGCGCATACATCCGGCGCGCGCAGATGGCGTACGCCACGACACCACCCACTGATGTGGAGGGGGTGGTGTCGCCCAGCAACGCCTCGCCCCCCGAGGTGTCAGACTCCATCTACTCGGCGCAGCAGCGGCTCGCGCAGGAGGGACCCGCATGAGTACCGGACGCATGGCACGCAGCTTGTCCAAGCCCATCCCCAGGAGCGCAGACATCCACATCGAGGAGGTGGGGACGTCGGCCGAGGAGGTCGACCTCTACAGCATCTTCGGCGTGGACCCGGGGACCACGGGTCGGGCACAGGATTTGACGTTCATCGTCACGATCACGTCGCGCGGTGCGGCGAGCTACCTCTGGGCGCTCAGCGCGACGGGCGGCACCGCAGTCGCCACGACCACGGGCAAAAAGCTCGAGGCAGACACCGCGTACGTCTACGAGGTGTCCAGCGGTACGCGCTACATCAGCATCATCGCGGCAGAGGCTGCGACGAGCGTCGAGTTCGTCCGAGGCTGACGTGGTGGCGGCCCGTCCTCGCACGCGGAACCCTGCGCTTATCATGCGCGAGCCCGGCGCCCGCATGGGCGCCGGGGGCGGGGGCGGCGGCGCTCCGTCACTGCCGTCCAGCGGACTCATCCTCGACCTCGACGCCGCGGTCGGAGTCACGACCTCGGGCGGCCTGGTGACCTCGTGGGCGGACCAGTCGCCGAGCGGGCTGACCGCGACGAGCGTCGTCGGCAGGGAACCGACCTACGACGTCACCGGCGGGCCGGCGTCGACACCCGCGGTCGTCGTGACGGGTGGGCAGATCATGGAGCTGTCTGGCGACCTGCGGCCCACGAGCGGCCCGGTCACCGTGCTCGTCGTGATGGACGACACCAGCCCCAGCAACGCTTTCCGCTACCTCATCGACTCTGACAGCACGCGCCGGATCATCGAGCAGATCACGGGTTCCGGCGGCAGCACTGGCTATTTCGACGGCTCGCACCGAAGCATTGCGGCATCGGCCCGGGGCGAGCAGGTGCTGACCTGGACGCTTCAGAGCAGCGGCGGCGAGATGTTCCGCGGCCGCTCGTCCATCGGCACGGGCGTCTACACCGAGGCGGAGTGGGCCGGCCGCGTGGCGCTATTCGCCGACCGCTTGGGCGCTACTCAGTTTGCTCACGCCGAAGTCGCGCGCATCCTCGTGTGGGATCGCATCCTCTCCGCGTCCGAGCTGACTCAGGCGTGGGACTACATCGACAGTATCTACGGCGTCGCGCCGTAGCGGAGACATCATGGCACTCACCCTCTCTCAGGCAGCAGCTCTATCCGGCGCCCCGCAGTGGCGCCAGCGCGTCATCGCCGGAGCCATCCGGCATGCGTCGTGGGTCATGGCACAGGACGACGGCGAGCTGGAGCGCCTGCAGGTCACGGCGACGGGCCTGCGCCAGGAGGCTCAGGCCATCCTCGGCCGCGCCAGCGAGGACTCCATGCAGCGCAGGCTCGCGCTCGTGGTGGCGTCGTGGGGGCCGCTGGTGGCCGAAACGGTCGACGGCAACGTCGACCAGTCCACGATCGGCGACGATCGCATCGAGGCGGCGCTCCAGGCGCTGCTACCGGCGCTCGTGAACGCTGGCGAGGTGCGCCGCCCGGCTCCCGGCGGCAGGGGCGCATGACCCGCCTCGTCCCGCTGCTCGCTCTCCTCGTCGCGTCGTGCCTCGACTACAAGGGCAGCACCCCGGCCACCGAGCCGGACCGCGCTCTCGTGGGCGCGCTCGTCGAGGAGTGGCGCGCGGCGGGGCTGCCGTACGGCGACGCCTGCGAGGCGCAGCGCGCGCAGCTCCGTACCGTCTACTCAGGCGGCGCGGGCTTCCGCGCCGTGTGTGCCTACTGCCCGTCCGGCGGCTCGCTCGACTGCGACGACCGGGCCGAGTGCCCATGGGGGTGCGCGGCGGGGTGCGTAGGCGGCGCGAGCGGGCCCGGGACCAGCCTCGGAGGCGGACGCCGTCGGCACCCCATCCTCGCCGTGACTGCGGCCGTCCCCGCCGACCGCCGCCGCAGGCTCCTTATCCACGAGGCCGGCCACTGGCTCGACGCCTGCTCCGGGCTGCACGGATGGCGGTGGCACCAGGACGAGCGCGTGTGGGCAGTGGTCCGCGCCGCGCAGGAGGCGACCCGTGACCGGTGACGACGAGCCGACCCGCCCGGACACGCCCCGGGCGCGCCGCCGTAGCTCCACCACCATGACGCTCCTCAGCGTCCGCCACGAGCAGCTCTGCGCCCTCGTCGGCGTCCCGGACGACGCACGCGAGCTCCGCGCGCAGCTCCACGACCTGCTCGTCACCGTGAGCGACGACGGGATGGGCCGGGCGCTCCACGAGGCCCAGGTCGCTCAGCGCCGGTGCGCGGCGGAGCAGGCCCGGGCTGATGCCGCGGAGGCCCGTGTGGCGGAGCTCGAGCAGGAGCTCCGCGCGACCATCGGGAGGGTGCGATGACGACCGGACGACATGACGCGGTGCCCCCGCCTCCCCCGCCGCCGGACTACGGCACCGTCCCGCCGACCACGGCCTCCGAGGCCCGCTCGGGCGCGTCCGTGCCCTGGACCACGATCCTCGGCCTGGTCGTCGGCCTCCTCGGCGCGGGAACCGGCGGCGTCGTCCTCGTGCGCCAGGCCGAGCTCGACCGCATCGAGACGACCGCCGAGGAGCGCGCCGTCTCGATCGAGGCCCAGGTCGTCGAGCTCCGCAAGGAGGTCCAGCGCGTCGCGGACCGCCTCACCGAGGAGCGCGTGGCCACCGCGGCCGACCGCGCCGAGCGCCAGTCGCTCGCCGCCGCCCTCGAGGGGCTGCGGGTCGAGGTCCGCGAGCTCCGGAGCGACGTGCAGCGGAGCCTGCGCCGCAGATAGACGCCGGGGGCGCCGGTAGCCCCCACCCCACATCACGCCGGGCCCCCGGCGACCTCCTACGGAGACACCATGGACTGGACCAAGCTCATCCTCGAATACCTGCTGCCGCCGCTCGCGCTGATCGCAACCGGCGTCCTCGCGGTGCTGGGCCGCGCGGCCATCCGGTGGCTCGGCGCCCGGCTCGGCGTCGAGCGCGCCGCGACGGTGGAGTACTACGCCCGCGCGTGGGCCGACCTCGCCGACGACGCCATCGGCTACGCCGAGCAGCGCGGCCTCGTCTGGGCGCGGGAGCGCGGCGAGCTGCCGCCGAGCGCCGAGAAGCTCGAGCTCGCCCTCCGATGGGCGACCGACGAGGCGGAGCGCCGGGGCCTCCCCGAGCGTGCTCGGCACGAGCTGGTCGCGCTGATCGAGGCGCGGCTCGGACGCCCCGACACGCCCGGCGAGGCCGATGAGGCGCGCGACGTCGTCATGCGGCTCCGCTCCGGGAGCGCGTCGTGAGTCGCCGACGGCCGGGGCCCGGGGTCGGCATGCTGATCCTCAGCCTCCTCGCGCTCGCCCTCCTGCACTCGACCGGGTGCGGCGCCTCCCGCCTGGACACGACCGTCCGCGCCCTCGGCTCAGCGCGGGCGCTCCAGTCCGGCGTCGTGACGAGCGGCGAGGCTGCCTTCGACGCCCGCGCTCAGCAGGCAGTCGCCCCCTGCCGGGACGGCGACCGCCCGGCCGCCGAGTGCTCGGCGGAGGTGCTCGCCCTGACCGAGCGCTACGCGCCCCTCGAGCAGGCGACCGACGCCAGCGCCGCCGCCATCGACGCGGCGACCCGGGCGACCTCCCTCTGGGCCTGGCACGTCGACGACGGCGAGGGCGACGAGGACGAGGTGCCCGTGACCGTGACTCGCGCCGTCGAGGCGATGTGCGCCTCGCTGGGACGACTACGCGGGGCCGCCGAGGCCTGGGGCGCGGCGTGGCTCCCGTCGCTGATGGAGGTGGCCTGTGGCCGATGAGCACACCGAGGCGCAGGAGCGCCGCCAGCGCGTCGACGACGCCCTCCGCGTGGCCGACTCCGTCCTCCGCGTCGTGCCGTCCATCCCGGGGACCGCGGTGGACGACGTGGCGGTCGGGGCCGCGCGCACCGTGCTCGCCATCGTGCGCGAGTGGATCCGCGAGGGCCGCGGCGTCGACGAGCTCCGCGAAGTGCTCGACACCTACATCGCGGCACCGCCGGACACCATGGACCTCCGGGCGCGGGCGCGGTCGCTGCTCGAGCGCGAGGGGCTCCCGGTCCCGCCGGAGCTCGAGGGGTGAGGCTCACGCACGAGGAGCTCGACGCGCTGCGGTACGAGGGCCGGGTCGCCGGCGGCATCGCCCTCTACGACGCGAGCCACCTGATGCCCCGCGGGCGCCACCGGCGCCGCACCCGGCGGCCCGCCGGCCAGCGCATCGACCTCGTCGCCGTCCACCACTCGGGCGCGCTCGGGCGCCCTGGGCTCGCCGGGGCGATGGCGAGCGCCCGCTACGTGGTCAACCGGCGCGGCTTTCCCGGGCCGGGCTACCACCTGTGGCTCCCGCGCGAGCCGCTCCTCGACGACGTGGACCGCCTCGTCGTCCTCCGCCTCGTCCCGGACGCCACCCGGGCCTGGCACACGGGCGCGCGGGCCAACGACAGAGGCGTCGGCTGGTGCCTTCAAGGCCACACGGGACGCCGCCCCATCTCGCCCTTCCAGACCGAGCTGCTCGAGGGGCTGCTGCCGTGGGCGTCCGAGCGCTACGGGCTCCCCTGGGGGAGCATCCGGGAGTGGCTCGGCTGGCACTCCATCGGCCACCGCTGGGGCGGTCGGCGCAAGGCGGCGTGCCCGGGGCGCAGCGCCGAGGCGTGGCTCCGCGGCTACCTCGACCGGGCGTCGCCAGCCGCCGCGGCCTGAGCGCCGAGGACGCGCGCCTCGTACTCCTCGAGCGCCCGCCGCACCGCCGAGGAGAGCGTGCGCCCGTCGGCTGCGGCGGCCCGCTCCAGGCGGGCCCGCTCCTCGGGGCTGAGCCGCACCTCGAGCCGCGCCGTCCGGTCGCTCACGCCTCCGCCCCGAGCACGTCGAGCGTGGTCTCCGAGCACCACTCGGAGTAGACGTCTCCGAGCACCTTCCCGGCCCGGAGCCTGCTGCCCAGGCGTCGGAGGTCTTCCTCGTCCGCCTCGACGACGCCAGCTGCATCGTCGCGCCACCGCCACCCGTCAGACGCCTTCTCCGCGCCGAGAGCCTCAGCGGCGGCCTCCACGTCGGCTTCGCGCACCCGGGCCACATAGGCCTCGACGGCGACCTCGAACACCTCTGCGCCACCCGTCGCCTCCAGCGGCTCGTCGTCCTCGTCGACCAGCACGACGCCGGCGTCGATGGATCGAGCGCGCTCGTCACCCCACGTGAGGGCTGCGAGTTCGTCGGCGTCGAGCGTCTCGCCATCGGCGAGCCAGTTCGCGACGGTCATCCGCCGCGCCTCCGAGACGCGGAAGGCGTCGGGGTCGCGGTGCTCCTCGGCAGCGCGCACATCGTCCCAGTGGCGCGCGAGCGCGTCGTCCTCGTCGCGCGCGTCGACGAGGGCGGCGAGGACGTTGGTGGCGGCGAAGCGGATGGCGTAGGTCGTGGTGGTCATGGTCGGTGTCTCCTCTCACTCACGAGTGTACGTACGTCGTACGTAAGAGCAAGGGTTCGAGGGACGAATGCGACAGTATCGCCCACCAGGCCCTCGGCGCCGAGCCAGGTGTGGCGCAGAGCGCACGCGGAGGCGATGTCACAGCAGCCGCCGGACATGCGGAAAGGCGCCTCCGCGAGGCCCTGGATGAGGTTGCGCCACGCGGCGCGCCTCAGCGGCCGCCTAGCGGCAGCGCGATCTGGCGACTCGGCTCGACGGGGGCCGCCGTCGCGAGCGTCGGATCTCTGTCCCATGTGGGAAGCCGCTGGCACGCCTCGCCCCATGTCAGCGGCACGCAGCGAGTCTGCGTCGCAACCGGAGCGTGCTGGTCGGGTCGAACGCCTCGACAAGGGGGGTCCTTGTCGCCCTCCAATAGGGAGCACGCATGAGTGCGAACCCCGCGCGACATGCGCGCGTCGGCGGGGATCGCATCGTAGCTCAGCACGTCGCTGGCCAGCCGTCGCCGGGCGTCGGCGTCCAGAAACGCGATGTACCTGATCTGGTATCCATGCAGTCGCACCAGACCAGCCTCGGCCATGGCTCGACGACCTACCACGGCGTTGCGCCGGTCCGTGTGGCCGAGCCCGAGGCGGGCACGCAGGGCGGGCGACGTGGCGATGCCGACGTCGCTGACCACGTCGCCATCCGGCGTGCGATAGAGCGTCGAGTTCGTGCGTACCTGAGTGAGCAGCATTCCGGCCGCACGGTAGATGGCGCCATCCCCGCATTGCGTGGCGTCCGCGTAGGACACCACCCACTGGATATGGGGCGCGTGCCGCCGCAGCATCCGGAGCGTGATGGCGAGGGCGCGCGACTCGGAGTTGCGCGGGAGGCCCGGGCCGAACGCCATGCGGTTGATCTCGAGATACCCGTTCCACGGCGTGCCAGGCACGACGTGCAGGAGTTTGCGCGTGTCGATGCCGGGCCCGAGCTGGATAGCGCCCCAGAGCTCGCCGTTCAGAAAGGCGCCGATGTGCAACCGGCTCTTGGAGTACGTGCGCCCGCTGTAGTGCCACCGGCGCACGCACTCGTCGGCCGCCGCACGCTCTATCGGACGGAGCCGCATGTCCTTGGCGCTGGCCATGCCGCATCGTAACAGACCAGCCGCCACGGCGCCCGTTGGGCGTCGCGCGTGCCCATGTCTGGGCAGCGTGCTACTCTCGCCGCATGCCGTCCTACAGCTCCGGCGATTGTGAATTCACCGTCAACGAGGTGCAGGCGAATGCGGACGCGCACCTCGAGGCGTCAGGGCCTCGACCGCGCGCGGCGTCAGCTCGGTGAAGGGGCGCGGCCCCGGAGTGTCGCTGCTGGGCATGAGCGTCATCGCCGGCCCTCCCACGGCATCCGCCGCCATGGACGACGCACGTCTGCTGCCGTCGCGAACGGGATCGCGTCGTCACCGAAGCCGTCGTCCGGGAAATCGGTCGGCGCCGAGCCGCCGAAGTCCTGCCGCGGGCCACGCCCGCCGCTGCGCCCACCGTCACCGCGCGGCTCGATGAGCGCGACGTCGCTGGCCCTGATCTCGACGGCCGTCCCCCGGCTGCCGTCGCGCGTCTCGTACTCGCGCACGCGGAGCTCGCCGGTGACGGCGACGCGCTTCCCGCGCGTCAGGTACTGCGCGACGGCTTCGCCGCGGCGCCCCCAGAGCGCCACGCGCAGCCACGTCGTCTCGTCGCCGCCGCGCGAGTAGTGCCCGACGGCCATGCGCCACTCCGTGACCGTCGTCTCCCCCACGCGCCTCACCTCTGCGTCGGCGCCGAGCCGCCGAAGTCCTGCCGCGGGCCACGCCCGCCGCTGCGCCCACCGTCACCGCGCGGCTCGATGAGCGCGACGTCGC